AGCGTGTTGCGGTCGCCCAGCGTGTTGAAGTTGCCCAGCGTGTTGTCGTCGCCCAGCGTGTTGCCGTTGCCCAGCGTGTTGCGGTCGCCCAGCGTGTTGCGGTTGCCCAGCGTGTTGCGGTCGCCCAGCGTGTTGCGGTCGCCCAGCGTGTTGCGGTTGCCCAGCGTGTTGCGGTTGCCCAGCGTGTTGAAGTTGCCCAGCGTGTTGAAGTTGCCCAGCGTGTTGCCGTCGCCCAGCGTGTTGCGGTCGCCATAGTCTTTAGACATTTGAATTCTCCCTTTGAATATTTTCGTACAGCATCCACAGCGCGTCGACCTTCAACATCTTGCGCCGGTTGTCCTGTGTCTGCCATACTTCGTAAACTGCGCGATTGACCGCGTGACTGCTGCCGTAGTGCTTGACCAGCACGTCAATCAGTTGCGCGGTGGTCTGCGGCTTCTCAACTACTGCGTATCGCCGCCCGGTGCTGTTTGGAAATGGATCGGCGTCGCCGCTACAGAACGCCACGTTGAGTTTCTCCGTTGGTTGTGCCGCCTTTGCAGCGAATACCCGCTGCCCCACCATTCCCAGCATGCCGGTTAGGCGGCTCATGGCGTGCCATGCGTTGTTCGCCAGCAGCCGCGCCGCGTAGCGTTCACCGTTATTGACGACGGTGACGTCGTAGAGGACGGCGGTCATACCGAGCACCTCACGAGGCAGTCCATGCCGTCATCCGCGAACGCACCGATCAGGCGCATGATGGCGTGCGTGTCGCCGCTGACTGCCGTTATATCCACAGTCTGGCTGAGTATGAATATCGACTCGCCGCCTATCGTGAATTCATTTATAACAGACTCCAGCCCTGCGCGCTCTGTCGCCGCTTCTATGACATTAATTGGCGCGAGAAATACTGCGTGCTTGGTTGCTTCCATGATAGCTCCTTACAAAGAATTAGTCAACGAAAGCGACGTAGATGATCAACGCCGCCCATGCGATACCGAGAGTTAATGGCTCCACGCGGCCGCCTCAGTGAATGATGCCGTGGTATTGTCCTTCGCCGGTTCTCCAGAAATCGCAGGATTCTACGCACTCCGTGGCTTCCAGCTCGTCGCGGCGCTCTGCGTAGTCTACCGCCTCCATGCGCAGTTCCGCGTCGATGTATTCCTCAACGATGCGGGCTTGCAGATCGGGCGGGGCGTCTGGGTACTGCTGCGCCACCAGCGCGGTGACTCGTGCATGGCGGGCGCGTTCGATTTGATTGAGGTTCATGGTGCCCCCCCTAGTAGTTACAGCCGCCATCTACGCAACCGCCCAGCGTGATGAGCGATGCGTGGAGTTGATGGGCTGCGATTTCGTCAGCGGGAGAAAGCACGATGCTATCTGTACATTCTCGGTTCGTGAGTACAACGTCGTAGACATACGATCCGTCGGTCAGCGTCTTACGCACTACGGACGCCGCTGTGTGGTTTGTTAGCGGTGCGATCGTTGCCTTGACATCACAGCGGCGCGCTTGCTGCATGTAGCGTTCTGCGCGACCATGTCCAAGAGATGCGCCGCTGGCGTTGCGCCATTCCTGCGCGGCCTCCGCCCATTTGCCAAGTTTCTCAGCAGCGGCTGCGCGGTCTTCGTAGTACGATGGTGGATGGTTGTTCATTTTGATTCTCCTCTGTGGTTGATGTTACGGGTAGCTCCCAAAGCACACTCGCCGCGCTTGACCTTGGCCTATGGCGCGAATGTGCTTACAGAGTTGACTGGACAATCACCATGCACGGAGATTTCCAATCTACCTACTAAGCGGGGCCAGAGGAGGCGCGTGCGCTGTTCGGTCTGCGAGGAGGTTTCACCCCCTATATAGTGTTCCGCATTGCGTGCATCTTACCAGATGGATGCGGGCTATATAAGCCTGTTTCTGTTCGGTTGGTAGCTATCAGGGACTTGTCTTTTAACTAACCTGCGACTACTTCCTATCAACCTTGACGCCATTCTAAACAATGTTGTCACGAAAGACAACCCCCTAGCGAGATTTATTTCTGCCTAATTATTGAGCATTTCTAGCAGGCGGTCCCAGACTGTTTGCTGCACGGCTGGCGGTAGTGCGCTGAACCGTGCGTTTACAGCGGGGTACTCAACAAGCGATGCCTTACCCATGAAGTTAACGAAGAAATTTACATCGGATGCGTGCTTTGCAGACAGTGCTGGTTTGAACGCACAAACATTAGATTTAGACATGGCGGATCCTTAAAATATGATGCCACATTATCAGTCTTAATGTCATTCGTGACAAGCTCTTTTTCTGCCTCTTTTTTGAGCAGATTTTGGCACCAAAATCCCGGCTTCTGCTGCGTAACTACGCAGGGCGCTAAATAAACCGCCCTGCGTGCCTTCCTTGCGGCGCAGGCTGGGCAGTATGCCCCACGTTTCCACCGTGCGCGCGGCTACAAAGGAATGCGACGTCACGACCTTTGCCTTGTTGCCACGCCTACGCAGACGGCGGATGAACTGGTCTGTCAACTCGTAGTCCGCCGTAGGCGTGTACCACGCAACATGATGCGCACTGCTCTTCTGGAAGTTCAGGCCGTGCGCCATAGACTGCGGGTGGCCGAACATATATGGTAGATCGCCAGCGTTCCACGCCGCCTCGATTCTCTGCGCTTCTTTAACGCTGACGCCACTACCTATATATGGCGTCTTCGCACCGAACCGCTTGCGCAGCTTTTCCAGATCGTGCTGGAACCAGTACGCGACCAGCACCTGCTGCCCCTGTAGCTCGTCTATCAGCTCCTCCAGTGCGTCCAGCTTCTCATCATGCACGTTGTACCATTCACGCTTGCCGTTCTGTGCCATCGGCTCGCCTGTGATCGGATCGACGATTGCCTTGAATACCGCGCCGGTCGCAATCTGGCAGCACTTACCGTAGACGGCACCGGCTGTCGCTGCCGTGATTATGTCGCCGGACAGCACCGCCAGCATTTCTTCCTCCATCTGGTCGTAGATCTTGCGTGCTTCTGGCGGCAGATCAATCTTGATTACGTTATGCTGGATCTCGGGCAGCTTTACACCGGCACCGAGCTCCATGCGCAGTGCGAGCGGTGCTATACGTGCATATATAAGGTCAGCCGCGCCTTCCTTGAGCACGTAGTCCCACTCGCTGATTTGCGTGAAGAACATATTGCGGTAGTGTGTAATATACGGCCCAAAGGCCGCGCCGAGATCCAAGACATTCACCTGCCCGAACAAGTTCATCAAGCCATTAGCCGCTGGGCTGCCGGTAAGTCCCCAGCGCCGCGCAAACTTCGGCAGGTAGCTCCACAGCAACTTGCGACGAATAGCCTTCTTGCTGGCATTGCGCATCTTGGATAATTCATCAAATACAAGTGTGTCCACCCACTTGTTCTTGAGCAGAGTCTTCAGATGTCCGCTATTGATTAACCATGCAAGCCCCTCATAGTTGACTATGTAAATCTCGTGCCGTTCCTTGACTAGACGATCCTTGTCCTTGCCGTGGAGTACTACGACATCAAGATGGTTGAAGTCCAACCAGTCCTTCGCTTCTGCGGGCCACGTTGAAGTCGCAGGTCGTAGTGGGGCGACTACGATAGCGCCGCCGAACATCTTCTCGTTCTTCAACACGGTGAACGCCGCATACGTGATACTCGTTTTTCCTGCGCCTGACTATCCAGGGTCGAGGAAAAGCGCCGCAGCGCTACGAGACACAAGCCATTCCACACCGAGAAGTTGTTCGCGGTCTGGCGTCCATGGCTGTGCTTCCCCGACCCTGTTATGGGTCTCCTTTTTCATTTTGATTTCCTGTGATGTTTGAGTAATCCTGCTGATATCTTCTGCTTTGCTTCTTTGCTGTGGTGCTTTCCGAACATTGGATGAAGTGCGCCTGTGCGACCATAACACGCCGCCAACGGCCCGCGCTTGCCATACATCGGGCTATTGACGCCGGACATTCTACGACTCCATTCAGCGCGGCGCTCGGGCGTCCATAACTTTTCAAAGACGCCCTTTCTAGCTGCGTCTTGCTGATTGTCGCTATTAGTACCGAGCCATAGGTGTTCTGGATTTATACATGCTCGTACGTCGCATCTATGGCAGACGAACAACCCATCGGGAATTTCGCCCACGTAGAACTGATACGGCGCTATATGCGCGCGACCGCTGAACTGTGATCTGCCTAGATGCCGACTGATACGACCATAGCCATTTTCAAAGAACAGCCCATGCCATATCCAGCATCCGTTCTCATCAACTACGTATGAAGTCTGTAGTTGCCTCACGATGTCATCGCGCAGAGCTTCGTCTGTTCTAGGCGGTCTACCGGTTCTCATTCTCTGTTCCTCAATAGTGCGGCAGTGTTGCGCGGAGCTGACTTCTTGGCGGCTGCGCATATGGCTGCCGTAGCCTCCTCCACGTTGTCGTGAACCTGCACTTCGTATCCTGCGTGCCGCAGGCGTTCGTGAATCAGCAACTGATACGGGCGTGGCGCTTCTCCGGGACGCTTGAATTCTACGAAGAGCGGACGACCCCCGCGAACGAGGAACATCCTGTCGGGGTAGCCTCTCTCTTGGGTACGCTTCAACTTGATGCTGAAGATACCAAGTTCTTCAAGCGCCCACGCGGCGACCTTGCCTTCGATGTCGCTTTCGTACGCTACCTTACTTGATTTCAACGCGACCTCCGAACATTTCATACGCCACATGCTTGAACTTGTTCATACGATCAAACTCGCGTATGTAGTCCATCGTCGCGAGCATTCGCTCCATAGTGCTGAGCTGATTGTGCTTGGCTTTATCAAGCAGCGCCGGAGTTCTGTGCGGCGCTACGTAGATACGCGGCTTTCTTACTTTGGCAACCATACCATCTCCCTTGACTCAGTGTTCGGCTTGGTGCGAACGAACCCGTATCGTGCGTAGAAACCGGCTAGAGTTTCCACGGTCATTGCGCTGTCGTCAAACGGTGCCACGATCAGGTAGACCGTGAGCTGGTGGCGGCGCATGTAGCCCACTGCACGCCCCAGTAGCAACCGCCCCAGACCGCGTCCTCTGCGCCCGCTTACCACGTAGAAGTCATCCAACTCTACGCGCCCTGTACTGCGCTGCCGGATGGTGAGTTCACCCGCTCCGTCGCCTGTGGTGAACTGCTTCAAGATCTTTTCTTCGGCCATTTCAGCACCATCTCCCGCTTGTCGTACTTCGTTGACTTGAACCCGTAGCTCTTGTAGAACTCAATCAGCGCATCTACGTTCATGGCGGGGCTGTTGTACGGGATGGCTCGCAGGAACACGCACCAACCCTGCTCCCTTGCGTGCGCCAGCGCGGTTTCCAACAGCACGCGCGCCCAGCCCCTGCCACGCCGCAGAGGATGTGTATGGAGATCACTCAGTTCCACGTACACCCGCGCATCACGCCCTCTTATGTAGCTGTCGTCTTCGGAGAGGGCGAACAGTGTGACTTCCCCGATAAAGCCGCCCGCCCCGATGACCCATCTCTGCAGATCCTTTCCTGGCATTTGCTATCATCCTCATAATCGCAACCGTTCAACGTGTCTGGATTGCTACAGAACCTGAAGCCTGTCGTGATGACTTCCACCATGTGGTGCCCGCAGTACGGGCATACATCCTCCAGCACCTTATGCACGCACTCGCCGCCACCGCAGTTCAATACATGGCAGCGCCATTCGCGATATGCCGTGTCCGCTAGTACCGGCATGTTCCGCCCTTGGCGCAACTGTAGGCGCAATACTGACATTTCGCATTCGGCTTCGGGCGGAACGTAGTGTCTGCGAACATGGGCTTGACCTTGGCGGTCCACTTGCGCTTGAGTTGCTCCAACTCACTGCGGTCGTAGTAGATCTCGTCGCCGTTGATCTGTGGGTAGATCACGCCTTCGTCCAGGAACCACAGACGCGGAGAAGCGCCGGTCACTTCGGGGAATTCACACATGCCGCCCAGCGAATATATTTCTAGTTGCTCGATGTAACTGCCTAGTTCGCCCTCGCGGTACTTGCCAGTCTTATGATCTACCGGAACTAGTACGTTCGTCGCTTCATCAATACCGCAGAGATCCTGCTTTACGCGAAACCATACGTTATCCCAGTCGTTCCACGCCACAGGCTGCCAATCGCGATTGAAGCACCACGATTCTTCAACGAAGACATTCTTCATGCGAAGTGCCTGCGCGGCCTTGAACTCAGCTTCGAACAATTTAAGTTCCATCGGCAGCTTCTTCAGCGTTCCTTTAACAAAATCCTCAGCCATCTTACCGATCGCGCTACCACGCGCCATCGCAGGACTTCCTCCAGGAGGGCCATCCGGTATCTTGTCCAGATGTTTTAGCTTAGCATAGTACGGACACTTATCGTAGTCACGATATCTTGAATAGGACCAAGACTGGAACTGCTTTATTTTCAAAGTTGCCATCATTTCTCCTTCTTCTCGGTTAACTTTCTAAGTCTTAATGTCTCTCGCATAGCCGCTGTTCTCTTGGCGATATGATCAGCAGATTGCTTACGTCCTAGCGTGTATGTATTTCCAAGCATCTGCGCGGCCATTCTAGTCGCTGTCTTCTTACGACGTGCAGGATTGTCCCATGCGGCTTTCTGCATCTTAGACATGTGTGCATGAAACTGTGGGGATGCCCACATGTTCTTCGCTTTTTCAGATATGATCCGGCGGGAATTCTCAGAAAATTTCTTTCCTAGAAGGTATTTATTTCCAGCGTTGGCGCGTGCAATCGCTGCCCGCGTAGTTTCAGGCATTACGTGCCCGCGAACAGCCGCTGCATGTCTAGCGCGGGCTTCTGGCGTATGCCGTGCCTTTAACCTAGCTCGAGTTTCATCAGATGGTGTGTATCCTGCAGGACCTTCGCCGCCGTCAGTAAGATTTGCCAACCTAAAGCCCTGTTCGCGGCACCATGAAATCATCCATTCTTCATGACGAAATGCATGCCACTCAGATTTGCACGCATAGATAAATACCTGAATATTCGTCGCGCCGTACTTTGCAATAATATTCTGATAGTGCGGATTTCTGGGTCTGCTCAAATAGTACGCCCGTCTAGAATGCCCTTTTCCGACATAGAAGGGTTCTCCGCTAGGGCGGCAGTGTACGTAGATGTAGAACTGCTTATTCACTATCGTTTCTCTTTCAAATCTTTGAGAGAACCCCAGTTCGGGCCGTATTCGCCATCGCTCTTCATCAGTACGTCCATCTCGATGCTCTCCATACACTCGCGAAGCACCAGCATCTCTTCCTTGAACAGCCCCTTCTCTGCGCTGATGTCAATTTCGTCATGTACCTGCACGACCATGCGACCACGTTTCTTTGGATGCTCGTGATACCGTATAAGAGCGGCCTTGGTGACGTCGGCGGCTGACCCCTGCACCAGATAATTAAGTAGCTTATACTCGAAGGTCATGACTCGCTTGTACTTCTCCGAGTACCTCGGTTCCTCGGTGTAGTACTCGCGCCCGCCCCACGTGCGAATCGGTTCTCCGGCCTTGGCGCGTGCTTCTATGTTCTTGCTGAGTTCCTTCAGTCCTGGTAGTGCCTTCATCTGCGCATCACGCAGCCGCTTCACATCATGCACCGGCATTCCAAGTCGTTCGGCCACTGACGAAGTCCCTTCCCCATAAATATATCCGAAATTCAGCATCTTGACGGGACTACGCGGTACAGTCTCATTCAGCAACTCTTCAATCACGCCCTTGACGAAGCTGTGCGTATCAAGGTCTGGGTCTTCTTGGTATGCCTTCAGCAGCGCACCATCTTCAAAGTGAGCAACGATGCGCAGCTCTTGCTGATTGTAGTCGCGGCGGCCGAACAGATGGTTCGGCGCGTCGGGAATAATCAACTTGCGCAGAAGTGGGAGTTGTGGCAGTTGAATGATCTTTGACGACGGATGTACGTACCCATCGTTCTTATCTTCCAAGTCTGTAGGTATGTTCTGGAAGTTGGGGGAGCTGCTCATGCGGTTAGTCCGCGCACCGGCAGTATTCTTTCCGCCGTTCCTGTTCTGCCGTACTTGGTTCCAGCTTGTGTGGATGATGCCATCCGTGCGGCGGGCTGTGTTTAGCCAAGGGCGCATGAACGTGCCAAGGCAGGTACTGAGCTTGCCACGATAGCCCAATATGCTCGCCACATGCTTGTCGGTGAACGTATCTACCTTCATGTTCTTCTTGCTGGTGCTGCGCTTGCCGGTCTTGGTGAGCGTCCACTCAGTAACGATACCCGCCTTGTCCAGCGCATCCGCCAGTTCAGCATCGCTGTCTATGTTGAGGTTCGGTACTTTCAGCTTCTTGCGCAGCCAGTTATCCGCGTTCTGCAACGCAGCCTCGTAGATCTTGGTATCTTTCTCCAACTGCCGCAGGTTGCATCGCATGCCTTCCCGCTCATTGTCCAGCAAGATAGGCATCAGCTTCTGCTCGCGCTGGTACGCCTCCAGCATGCCCCGTTCTACGATCTCTGGGTACAGCTTGCGGAACAGTTTGTAGGTACGCTCCACGTCGCCGTCTGCGTAGCTGCCCACTAAGTCTCCGGGAGCCAGACAGATCCACTTACCCGCATTGGACATGGTGATGGGCTTCTCGTCCGCCGGTAGTAGCCCGTCGCGCTTGAGTTCCTGTTGATGCTGTACCAGCCACTGAGCGACCGCCTGCTGCTCTGTGGGCGGCATTCCCAGGATGCGCTCCGCACTGGGTTTGAGGGAGAAGGTCTGCGCGTGTGGATCGCTCAGTGCAAGGAGGAACATCGTATCGTGCATCAGCAACGGATCTGTGATGCGCTTGCATCCCATGTGCGTCTCTGCTACGTCGACGTCGAACTTGTCATTCTGGAACAGCAGCGCGCCTGACTTCCACGCCTCCTTGAGCACCCTCTGCGCATCTTTGAAGTTGCAGTTATTGCGTACCGGATGCCCCCATGCGTAATACTGAGACTTCCGTTCTCCGGGACGGCGTATGCTGAACCCTACGGGCTTCGGCGGGTATTGGGGACGAGAAAAAATTGGAAATGTCTCGAAGTCAATTGTCGTTACCGATGGGATGCTCATGCTGACAATCTCGCTATGTCAAGACCTTCTATCTCAGCAAGAGACTTTCCCGCGATGGCTTGCAGGTCGCCATACATCCCGACGGTCCCTGTAAGTACGCGCTCAATCTGAGCTTCTCGCTTTGACCACTGCTTAGTTATGGCGCGACGCTCCGCGTCCAAGTCTTCACGCATGCTGGTGAACGCCTCTACAATAGCCGACACACGAGACTTGAAGCGAGGTCCTACCATGTATTGATATATGAGGCCAGCCTTGGTCTCCACGCCCTCGCCCGCCGCCTTTGCAGATGCGACCTCCGTAAGCACTTGGCGCAACGCCACCGCCAGCGGAATCGCATGCTGCGGCGAGCACACCCAGACACCCTCTACTTGGTCAAAACTGGCGACGCCCTTGGGCAGCGCCACCGTGACAATGACCAATAGATCCGCCTTCGCGGCACGGCCATCGTCACGCAGCTTTGCAAGCCAGCCGTCTGACCATGTCTTGGTATTCTTGGACTCATACAGAATTGTACCGGCACCGTTGATAGTCTGCGTGCAGTCACCGCCGGAAATACCCTTGCCGACGGGCGTGATGGTGTCGGTCGGAAACCGTTCTTGCAGTGCTCGCTCCAGCGCAAGTTCCTGCGCCTCACCCTGTGTTTGCTGCGAGCCTTGTTCCGCCTTGCGCCGCAGCTCCTCCACTGTGCGCGCCATTGATGCTATTGTCTGGTCACGCTCAGCGATGTTACTGCGGAACCGCTCTTCCACGGCCTGCTCTGCTGTCAGTCTCGCCGACGCAAGGCCCTCGGCGGTGCGTCGCTCAACCGTCAGCTCAAGCTCACGGCGGGCTTCTTCCAGTTCACGCTGTGCCTTCAGCGCCTTGGCTTGGTCCGCCTGCGCAGCCTCCAGCTTTACGACCATCGCGCGCTCGCTGTCAGTCGCCATCTGTGCTTCACGCTTGATGGCGGCCACTACGTCGGCTTGCGTCTTCTGCGCACGCGCAGTCGCGTCGGCTTCAATCTGCCGACGCGCTTCCTCAACCTGCTGCGCAAGATCACGACTAGCTTCCGCGCGCACGGCGGCGATCATTGGCGCGGCCAGTGCGTCGGTCAACTCGAACGTGTGGTGGCACTTGGGGCATTCTACTTTCGTTTCCATGGAGTTCTCCTAGCGTAGTTGTTCGTGAAAGAAATCAAGCAGCGCGATGAACCATTCCTTCTTCGCATGCGCGCCATTGCCTGCATGGAAGTGCTCGCCCTCTGGCGTGGTGCCGATGAAGTTGCCGGTCACGGGATTGTAGTGTACGAACGCCCCGCCTCCGCGGATGGTGACGTACCCGCTGCTCACGAGATTCGCCATATCTACTTCAAGGGTCTGCTCTTTACAGAGCTTGAGTACTTCTTCCAGTGTCTTCGGGCGGTGCGTATGTCTGTTCATTTCGTAGCTCCTTAGTTAATCAATACATGCTTCAAGACGATTTAACTGCGTGCGCGCCATGTCAACAGCTCCTGGATTCATGCGCACCAAGTACCTATCTATAGCGGTTCTAGTTAGATGCTGGTATCTGCGATATTCTGCCTGCTGCATTGTGGGGAACATCGTAGCGCCGAACTGCTTTCTACTTGAATCTGGAAATACGACATACATTCTCTTCTCGCATACCGCCAGTTCAACATTTCGCAGCATCTTCACGCGGCGGCACTTATTAACTAGAAATACTCTGTCACACATAATGATGCCTCCTTGTGGTTTGTTGAGAACCGCACTGGGCGAATGCTGTTCCGTCTGTACGGATAGGCAGAGGTCATAGACAATGCACTAGGCGGCGCAGTACGGCTCTCAACAAACCACCCTCTCGCGAGGATGGTGTGCTCGTTACTCGGCGTCGGCGTTGATGTTCGCCACGGCGGCAGCTTGCGCAGCCTTGGCACCCTTGTTGAACTGCTTGTCGTCAGACTCGAAGTCTGCGATAGCGTCAGCGGCGGATGTCTTCACTGCTTTGATGCAGCGTTTCGTTTCTGCGGCTACGGCCTTCTCAACTGCTTTTTCCACTGCTGCGGTGACGTCGTCCTTGGTGATTACCTTTGCCATCTGTACTTCTCCTCTTCTTAGTTCCCGCCTATCAACACGACAGGCGGGTTGCTGCTTAAAACTTCCGCCCGCCCTTCGCAGGAGCCTTGCCCGCCGGTTTCTTGGCGGCTGGTGCTTTGCGTGCGGGCGCTGCGCCACGACGCGCCGGTTGCTGCGGTTCATCGTCGCTTGGTACGGCATACGGCGCGATGATGTCCTTCTCCAGATCGGCGATCTTGGCTTGCATGGCATCGTAGACCGGCTGATCGAAGTCAATCAGTTCTTCGAACATGAAGATGAGCTTGAACTGCGTCTTCGGGTCTGTCACGAGGGACACTAATGTAACGACACCCCACGACGGACGTTCCATTTCTTCGGACAATTTGTTGACGTACTTCGCCCAGTTCTTCACGGAGGTCACCGGCACCTTGAGCATGCGGGTTTCTGCTTCCTGCATGGCTTCGGCGGATTCCAGCGCGTCCTCAGTTACCAGCAACAGACGACGGATATTCTTGCATCCCTTGCCACGACCGATATCTGCGCTACCCATCACATTCAGTTCGCAGTCATCACACGCGTCGCACTGCTTCTGCTGACTATTTTCATGTGGCGACATATCTTCACCCTCCAAGCTGAGTGCGAAGCATACTGGCACCGTGAGCTCATTCGGGTTGAACGCACCCTCGTAGCGTTGATTTTCAAACGCTGATGCCAGCACGATGCAACGGAGTTCGTTGTTCTTGATGGGTGTGTCGTCAACAGACAGGATACCGCTGCGGGTGCTGATGGACTTGAAGCTGCCCGTTACTTGTTCCTGCGCTGCCTGTTTCTTCGCCGCTGCGGCCATTTGTTCTTGCCACACTACGACGTTCGTTCCCTTCTTGCCTTTTGGTGCTGCCATGTTGTTTGCTCCTCTTAAAAGTTGATGCGCTGAAAAATGTTAGACAGGAGTCGCAGCGCGGTGAATACTCCCCTGAATGGTGTTGTTGATTCCGCACTGTGCGCACACCGCCGCACAGCGGGCAGTCATGCATCATGCGCCTCCTCTGCCTACTACGCGGCTCCAGATCCACAGATACGCACGTTGATACCACGTCAGTCGCTGGCTGTAGCAGTCCGCGTAGAACAACTTCTTACCGAGATTGTAGAGATAGAAGCGCATCGCGATCTCCTACCGCTTCACAACGGAGACGACAGGTACGTTCATCGCGGCGCATCCGGGAACTTCCTTCTTCGCCTCCCAGATTTCGCGCACGGCGCTCTCGCTCACGCGACGCTGCATGAGAGCGAACGCGCCCTTCTTTGCATTCTTGATGATGTAGGAATATAGCTTGTCCCAGTCTTGCACCTGAACTACGGACTTGTTCTCCACGGTGGCGCGTGCAATCTTACCGGCGATCCCGGTTGCCTCGGACTTGGGCAGGTTGTTGATGAGGTGTTCGCGGAGGGCTGCTTCCTTCTCAGCCAGCGCGTCCACCTGTTTGTTGAGCGCGTAGCGTTCTTCGCGGATTGAATACAGCATGTCCGCGCAAGTTGCGAGGCTCTTCGGCGGGGTGAATTTCTTTGTTTCTTTGCGCGTTGCCATTTCGGTAGCTCCTTATAGAAATTTAGAAGTCAGTAGTTAGGTACTACGGTTGTCATCATAGCCAACTCTGTTATTTATATGCAAGTGACTGGGCGTACTTTAATTTACGAAGTCACTTGCACGGTTCGGCGTTTAATGGTTGTGCGCCTGCCAGTACAGGTCCAACAGATGCGCCAGCATCGCGGCTCTGTCTTCTGACTCCGATGTTCGCGCGCAGTGCGCAGGTTCATTGGAGTTTATCGTGCGCTTGCATTCTTGGCAAGCTTCGGCGCAGAACGTCTGCTCGCCTTGTAGCTTCTCAAGATGCTCCGCCGCCACGCGGTTCTCTTCGTACAACGCCTCCAGGAATTCTCTGTTCATCGCCATGTCTGACTCCTTTCACAAATCAATCGTATCGCGGAATCCCAAGAACACAGGGAACCTCGGCTTGTCCTTTGATCCGCTGTCAAAGAACTTATACTTGATGATCTTGCTGATCACATCGCTATCACGCGCCGCCCACTTATTCCACAACCACTGCCGGTCTGTTTCTGTGAACCCGCTCCCCACCTCAAACTCAACGCCCGTATGTATGTCACGCACGCGCAGTGCGCCCAGTGTACCGGCACCCAAGCGCCCCGCCTTGTGGCTGCTACGCCTGCCGTCGGCCTTGCGCTCGTTGGTGTTCGTACAGAGCTCCACCACACCCAGCACTTCCGCCTCGCTGTCTGCGAACCGCTTGAGCTTCATTAAGTAGCCTTCGCGCAGCGTGCTCCGCCCTTGCTTGTACGGCCCATCTGGATGGCGGAGCATAACGCCCTCGTAACCGACCTCCAACATAGCATGCTCAAAGACTTCGAGTTGCATGGCGTTCTCCAACAGGCGGTGCGGCACTGCTTGTAGAATCTTTAGTCGTGAGTCTGCTACACGCTTACGAACTAACCCAAGCCGCTCCGTGAAGTATAGAGTCAACGCCGGTATTACATCAAATGCGAAGAACCTCACGTCCGGCTTCCCGTCAACCGACATCACGCCGCTCATCGTGTCGCGGAACACGGTCTTGCTCGTCGGCTCACCCACGATCAGTTCGCCATCCAGACCGTTGAGTTCTCTACGCCCGAACAACGCCTGCACATGCTCGTTCGGAATGCGCTTCATGCTGCGGCTCATTACTACGCCGTCAATGATCAGTGCGCGCACCCCGTCCAGCTTGGGGCTTGCGAGCAGTGGGTAGTTGAGTTCGCCGAGCTTCTTGGGGTCTGCGGTTGCTGCGAGCATGGGTTTCATTTATGAGCGCTCCGTTTTGTCAGTTGATAGTAATCTGCACACTGCGTCAATCATTGCCTGATCATTAATAAGTGATGCCTTGATGGAAATCTTACCTCCAGGTTCTACAGCAATCACCAAGCTAGAAACTGTACTGGCATCCAGACCTACGGCCTCGCAAAGCTGTATCGCCAGCTCACGTGAAGTTCTGGTACTCACGGCATCCTCCTTCCAATTTCTGTGCTGTCGCAGTATTCAAAGTCTAGCTCAGAGACTGTAGACTCATCAACCATTAAAGACCGCTCCCGAGAGACTCTTCTCTGAAATCTCGACTTACCAGATGATAGAGCCGCAAGAACCGCGCCAAACAATGCCGCGATGAGTATCACCGCCCAGAATGCTACGTCAGTCACGGCATCCTCCTTCCAATTTCTGCGGCGGCTCGTACGATTGCGCGGCAGGTTGCTGCCGCATGGTTCTTGTGGACTATCTCGTAGTCCGGGCCTTGTTCGCTGTCTGGATACTCATAGAGCTGGTGCCCCTCGCATTCGTCAACCACCCACTGAACCAGTATTGATGCATCGTTCACTTCAACGCGAAGTCGCAGATCCACGGCAAGCCGCAACGCAGCATCATTACTGCACAGAGGATTCCATGTAACGTGACCTCCTTTGGGAAGGAAGAACCCAAGGCGCATACTGCCATCATCCTTCGCGTGTGCGCCTATATAGTAGTCGACAGCATACCCAGCAGCCTTCGCGGCCAGCTCCAACAGTTCCTTGTCCGTAGTCATACAATCACCCCCGCTCCGTGGCACTCACCGCACGCCGTCTCTGTGACCTTGTTGAACCCTTTCTGCTTGCTAGCGTACCCGCGCCCCTTGCACGCCGCGCACGGCTTCCCGTTGAGCTCAAGCACGTAGCGGTCGCGCCGCGTGGTGAGTTCGTGGTGCGCTGCATTCACCCGCGCCATCAGGTCTGTCGCGTCCTTCGTGCAGCAGACGTCGGGGTGTACGTACAGGGCGAGGTCACGGCGAGCACGGCTAACGTCTATCTGCGGGCTGTCGCGATGCACGCCCAACAGGTGGAAGGCGTGCTTGGCTTCCATGATCCGCCTGCGGATTGCTGTAATGCTCTTTTCTGCGATACGTCGCTCTTTCATGTCAGCTCCTTGTTATCTCTGCAAGTAGGCGCTTCCGCAGTGCGTGGTCGGTTTCTCCGTGTCTGCGGATTACTGCGGGCGACACCGCCATGCGGCCCAGTCTGTCCAGTTCAGCACCGCTGTAGACGTGTGCAGAGACACGACTGTACGCCTCCGCCTGAAGTATCCGTTCATTGTCTTCACGCGTGCGGTATCCTCCACTCACACCGGCTACGACAGCCGCGCCACCAAGTGTCTTCAGGAAGTCTCGTCTGTTCATGGATGCACCTTCTTCGCTTGGATGGGCGTCCGTGCATCGCGATGCAGAATGCGCGTCTTCGCCTCGGCCATTGCGCGATTTACATCCCAGTTAGGATTTTCTTTGAGCAACTTCGCTGCGAGAGCGTTAACTCCAGGACGCCGAATTTCGCTAGTCTCGTCTATCATGTCTATCTCCTAAAATTTCTTCTTCGCCGCAAGTGCGCGGCACTCTGCGTAGTGTACGCCCGCATCCTTCACCGACGCCTTCAACCACTGCTCGCGGTTGCGCACCGCGTATAGTCGGTAGCTCCGACCGTCGTGCGTGGGGATCGGTGCCTTGCTGTTCGCCGCCTTGCGGAACCCTGCGCGCTTGAGCTCCCGCGCCAGTGCGTTCGGGCTGGCACGCTTGTCGCCCAGCGGATCGTAGATCGCATGCAGCTCCTCCGCTGTGGCTAGGTCACCGCGCAGCTTCGCGCCCAGTACCGCATCCGGCGTGTCCTTCAACCGCGCAACCCATGTGCCGAGCTCGCTCTTGCCGATGTGGGTCATTTCCTTCTTGGACTCGGTCACCAGTGCGGGCGCTTGCGGGTCGAAGTCGCCGAGGTCCAGGTTCAATAGATGATAGAACAGGGCGCTCTGCCCTTCCTTACCGCCTATCCACGCCAGCAGCTTGTCACGCAGTGCGATAGGCAGATGGCCTGCGGTCACTTCGTGAATGAAGAAGCGGCGGTCACCGTCGTCGAGGTAGAATGCGTCAGGGTCGTTGGAGGTAAAGTAATAGTTGATACAGTCTGGGATTGTGTAGCTGCGAATATACTTTGGATCGATGCGCAGTGATTTCTGCGTGACCATCGTCTTGAACATATTGGACATCTTCCGGTTGTCGTGGCCGGTGATGTCGTCCGCGAGAACGAACTGCTTGTTCTCCGCCCACTCAAAGCGCGGTGACTGCAAGTCTGCGTCCTTCACCTCCGCCGCGTTCTCCCCGTACATGCGCATCAACGTATGGCCGCACAGTGTTTTCCCCGTTCCCTGCCCTACACCCCAGATCACCGCCGCCGACGCCATCTTCACTCCCGGATGCTGTATGGGGTATGCACACCAACGTTCGAACCACTGCTTGGAAGCGGGCTTGCTGCCGGTGAACAGATGGTCTAGCAGCGCAGTCCACAGGCTGACGTCGCCCTTGCTTGCGCACTCCACGCCCCAGCCGTTCCACATGTTGAGCTCGCCGCCTTCTGTGATGCGCTCTTTTCCCGGTGCGTAGGTGCTGCTCGCCACCTCTGCGCGGTGCTCCCACGCCAGCCACAGCTTCGCGGCGGACTTGCGCACCAGCTTCATCCCGCCTTCTTTGTCGAACGCAGGTACTTCTATCCATCGGTTGGAGTACGCGGCTGCGGTGAATATGTTCGGGGAGATGTAGCGCACCAAGTCATACGAGTAGATCGCGTCCAGTGCTTTGTTATACACAATCTCCTGATTGAAGGCGTGCAACTCCTTGCTCATTTCGTACTTGAATGCGGAGGCGAGTATGTTCCGGTGGAACGCCCTGTTCGCCTTGACTGGGTCCGTGTAGCGCAGCAGGTAGTCGTCGATACCTATCTTGCCCTTCCCCTTGCGCGGTATGCGGGCAATCATTACGCTGGCACCACGTTCTATCAGGCGCTTCGCCAGCGTGGCCTCGGCCATGATAATGTCGGGGTTTGTTACCGCATCGCTGTCAAAGCATATGTATATAAGTCGATCCTTTAAACTGATCTCGTCGAACACTGGTAACAGCGCAGCCTCTGCGCGCTTGGACATAAAGCACCACACGCCGCCGAGGCCCATCGTTGGTCCCACGATCCGTGTGGCGATGGCTGCCTTCTTTTCTCCCTCGGTGATGATCAGCGGCTGCGCGCTCTTGAATACTTCCTGCCAATTGCAATACGGAGCCATATAGACTTCATTGACTGAGGCTGGCGGTTGTGCGTAGCGCAGAGGCTTCTTACCGCTGAGCGCAGAGAATCCTGTTGCTGTGTTCTCTACGTAGCGTACGCGGTAGAACTTGGTCTTCTTGCCCGCGCTGTTGAAATATGGAATTGTATAGCCCGCGAACGCCGGTTTAAGACCGTGGTCCTTGGTGCTTAGTTGCAGCGTCTTTGCATCTTCTTCAGTTAGCCCGCTGCGTGCTAGGTCTTCTAGCATTGCCGCGCGAACTTGTGTTGGTGTCATTGACATGTGGTTTCCCGTGCATTACTTATATAGTGTCTGGTTGCTTGCGTAGCTCCGGCGCAAGGTTGCAACAGGTGGGCAGTGTGGCGCTATTGGCGGAGGAGCTACCCAGACCACACAGGCAGCGCCAAGCACCGCCCACCCATGCAACGCTATGCATAATACAGTCCGACTTAAACATTGCAAGTGACGCTTAAATTTTGAGCATCTTGCTGAGCATCAGCGGGCAGCGGCTCCAGCTTGCGCAGGAACTTCGCGGGATGTCCGCATCTTTGTACGGGTAGCCCGCCAAGTACACCAGCGCATCGATTGTGAACATGCCGCAGTCGTCGCAGTACAGTAGGTCGGGTGGATCTACGTGCGCAACGGTGAACACAGAGCCCATGCGCTTCTCCGTTCCGCACGCGCAGTTACCGACCACCATTACTTGATCGCCTTGTTTCATTTCGTTCTTCTCTGTTTCTCCGCCTCAAGCGTGCTGAGTCTCCAATACAGCTTCTTACCGCACTGCACGGTCACGATCAGGTCTGGCTCTGGGAACCTGCCTCGACTGATTGCGCCGTGCAGCGAGTTCGTGCTTTTGTATCCGAACATCTCAGCGACTTCGGTGACGGAGCGCGTGGGTTCTCCGTTGATCTTGGCATGGTGCGGCCAATTGCTGCCGTGCGGAAGGTTAATGTCGTGGATCATGCTGGTCTCGTTCGCAGAATAGCCAGTCCACGCAGTTGATCTGGTGTTAGTACATCCAATTCAACTACTGCGTGGTCTAGAACTACTGAACTACGTTCGTCGGCTATTCGGCACATGCTTGCCAAGTACTCCGGTGACACGATGCGCAGGTCTTGGCGGTTCAGGCGGCGGGCCAGTACGCGGGCGTAGTCAAGCTGTCCATTCGGCCACACGTACACAGCGTTCGGCGGAGCTTGAAGCATCTGGCGGGTGGTTTCTCCTGATCCGCGAGTCATGATGGCGTGTATCCTGCGTATTCAAACGTCTTCTTAAGGATAGCGCGACACTTGGTTTTCGCCGCTGCAATGTCGTCCCACGCTTGCAGCTTGCGCGCGGCGTGTGCGTCCCATATGTCATTGATCTTGTCCATCGTGGCGCGGTACGTGATGGCTTCGGCGCGATATTGCACCCACACTTCGCGAACCTGCATCTGCGCATTCTGCGATGATTTGCGCAGCGTTTCTTTGATCGCCGCGATTTCCTTGTTCATGGTTGGTCGTGCTTCGGCGCGCTCTCTACGAAACTCTTCCGCCGCTTTTTCTATGTTCTTTGGCGATACTTTTTTGGTAGTCATGGTTCTAGGCTCCTTAGGTTGTTGAGGTTGGAGTAAGCATTCTACCGGCGTTTTTACAAAATACAAGCGACGCGGGGTAGTGGGTGGGTGGCTACTGTGTAGCACGGTGCGCACGGCTAAATTCAACAATCTGTGACCACATGCTTCAAATAATCTGAAGTGACTCGTCATCATAAACACGAGCGCCTCTAATAACGGCGGGACTTTCGACGACGTATATTAGGGTTTTCAAATATACACATTATTGAGGTCTGACCTTTTATATATTTACTCTACTTATTATATGTAGTGGCCTACCCTACTGCGTATTTACTACTATATATACTACTATTTATATTCTATAAATATTGAAGTAGTGAAGTAATAATCGCTGAAAGCCAATAACAACAGGACTTTCAGCGACTTTCACATCTTCAAATAAGCTGAATAAAGCTGAACTATATTGAAAACACCGCAATCTCGGAGCGTTGCGCCGCCGCTTGTGTAGAATGCCTGCCATCAGCGTGCGTAAGAGGAGACGACGAAGATGAAACTATGCAGCGTGGAGATGGAAGATGTTCTGCGTAACTGGGCGCGATGGGCGTGTGGTTCCGCAGGAGGCCCAGAGCACCGACTTAGTTCTCTTGAGGGAAGATACATAGTTCCCGACAATGAAGAGGATGTACGAAAGAGAAATTACAATCCAGTTGACAACGCATCCGCCGAACGAATAGAGAAGATAGTCCGTTCTCTTGAATCGCGCAAGAAGAAACTCATCAAGCACTATTACATCCACCGATCAAATCCAAATCACGTCTGCCGCCGCATGCGAATATCGCACACTACGTACGAGCTGGAACTGCTTTCCGCCCACAGCTACATCGCGCACATTTACATGGCGTAGTCACTTGCTTTTTTAACTGGCTTATGTAGAATTGCACGCACAATTCAACCTTTCCTGTCAGTTCATGGACAGTGCGTTCATCGCCGGTCACGGTGGCTCGACTGCCTCCAAGAATCAGCAAGTCTGCTGTTTATGAACTGAACCCACAGACAATTCAACCTTCTCCTCACGTTCTGTCTTCATAGACAGCAGACTTGCTGATTCTCAGTGGCGATGATGCACTGTGCGGAGCAGCAGAAATTCTGTTTGACAGAATCGATCACTCATCCGGAGAAGTGCAATCATGGGCGCGTCAGCATCCACATCAAAGAACTCGCGACCTCGCAGCGGACTTACCCAGAAACAAGAAAGATTCGCATTGGAGTTTGTCAAGTGCGGTAATGCAAGCGAAGCATATCGTAAGTCGTATGAAGTCAGGTCCGCGACAACGCAAAAAACAGTGAACGAGCAAGCGTCCAAATTACTGGCGCACCCCGGCATCTCCACAAGGATCGCAGAGCTCCGCTCAAAAATTGAGCAGAAGACAGAGATCACGATTCAAAGAATTGCTGAAGAACTTGCTCGCGTCGCCTTCGCAGATCAACGTAAAGTTATGCGATGGGGACAGCACGGTGTGACGCTCCACGACTCCGACGACCTGAGTGACGACGCAGCCGCTATCGTGTCCGAAGTATCTGAGACAACCACGAAGGACGGGGGTAGTATCAAGCTGAAGTCCCACGACAAGGTTCGCGCGCTTGAGTTGCTTGGGAAACATATGGGCATGTTCAAGGAGAAGCTGGAAGTGACGACGCCAGGATCTGCGCAGCAAGAAGCGAAGATTCCGGCAGACGCTGTGGAGGCATCAAAAACGTACAAAGACCTCATGGGCTAAGTCATGACGCTACCCGCACACATGTACCGCGATCCGCAACAAGTAGCCATTCGTAACGAGGAAGAACACAACCGCAAAGAGGCCGCGTGCGGCGAGTGTCGCGAGCGCGTCAGCTTCCACTGGTACGGCGAGGAGTTGGTGAATTGCGAGTTGAAGTATGAACACTACGGCCATCGCTGCGAACATTTCCGCAAGCGCAGCCCCGATACTGAAGAGAACGACTGATGCCTCTTGCCTTCCCACATGACTGGAAACAACCTGACATTGTAGCGGTGTTTCGGTGGCGCGCCGAACGCTTGCAGCGTATCCGCCAGAACCCCGAGAAGATACCGGCGCTGAAGAAGTATTACGCCGAGCACCCAGCCCAATTTATCAACGACTGGGGCTGCACGGTGGATCCGCGTAACGTAGACCGCAAGCTGCCCGCCGTGATGCCGTTCCTGCTGTTCCCCAAGCAGGAAGAGTGGATTGAGTGGTGCGTCAAGCACTGGCAAGAACGCGAGAACGGACTCACTGACAAGTCACGTGACATGGGCGCGTCGTGGCTTACTGTTGCGCTCGCCGCTACCATGTGTCTTCATCATCACGGGTTCTCTGCGGGCTTCGGCAGCCGCAAGGAAGAGTATGTTGACTTGATCGGCAGCCCGAAGAGTTTGTTCTGGAAGGCCCGCGAGTTCATCAGCATGTTGCCGGTTGAGTTTCGCGGCGGGTGGGTGCGCGGCAAGCACGACCCGCACATGCGCATTATCTTCCCGGAGTCGCAGAGCGTGATGACCGGCGAGGCCGGAGACAACATAGGTCGCGGTGACCGCACTTCTATATACTTCGTTGATGAGTCCGCTCACATTGAGCGCCCCGAGTTGATTGAAGCCTCACTGTCCGCAACCACCAACTGCCGCATGGACTTGTCCTCCGCTAATGGTATGAACAACGTGTTCGCGCAGAAGCGATTCGGCGGTAAGATCGACGTGATGACGTTGCACTGGCACGACGACCCGCGCAAGGATGCGGCATGGTACGCGACGCAACAGGAGAAGCTAGACCCCGTTACGCTGGCGCAAGAAGTTGATATCGACTACAACGCCAGCGTCAAGGGCGTGCTCATACCGTCTGCGTGGATCGCCGCTGCTGTGGACGCGTGCGCAAGGCTTGGCATTAAGGTTACTGGCAGCAAGCAGGCGGCGCTGGATGTGGCTGACGAGGGCGTTGACCTCAATGCATTCTGCGGCATGCGCGGCGTGCAGATCGAGCACATGGCGGAATGGAGCGGCAAGGGTGGCGACATCTACGATACGGTGCAGCACGCGTTCCAACTGTGCGACGAGGGCGGATACAAGGATCTGCGCTACGACGGCGACGGCCTCGGTGCCGGTGTGCGTGGTGACGCGAAGAACATCAATACTGCACGCACGAAGAACAAGGTGTATGCAGTCAAGTGTGAGTCGTTCCGTGGTAGCGAGTCGGTCATCAACCCAGAAGCCAAGGTTGAAGGGACTGACCGCACGAACGAGGATTACTTCGCCAACCGCAAGGCGCAGGCGTGGTGGAATCTCCGCACCAAGTTCAAGCGGACGTATCGCTGGGTCGTGGAGGGAATACCCTGCGACCCTGACGACATCATATCAATAGCGCCGAACTGCACCAATCGGCAGAAGCTGGTGACCGAGCTCTCACAGCCCACGTATAAGATCAACGACGCGGGCAAGATCATTGTGAACAAAGCACCAGATGGCAAGAAGTCACCGAACCTTGCTGACGCAGTGATGATCGCGAACGCGGGCAACGACAAGCAGCTTATGAAGATCAGCGCAGCAACAGTGCAGGCAATGCGAATGAGGAAATCCTGATGAACACAGCACTTCGCCGAATCATCGCCGCAGTAAGGGGCGCGCTCCAAGGTCTGCGCTCCGGGTTCCGCAGCGTGACGGAGGTGCCGGTCAATGCGCCCAAGTTCGAGCAGCCGCAGGACGCGAGCGCCAAAGAGCTGCGAGAGCAGTACCGCATGGCCGTTGCGACAGCGGTCGCCAAGATGAAGTCCGAGCAAGAGGCTGCGCAACCTGTAGTCACCGTACAGGACATATTCAAAGTGACCAAGCCCCCGAAAGGCGTGGTTCCCGCTGACCAGCAGATGGCGTTCGACCAGTCGCTTGAGGACCTCAGCAGCGTGATGGGGTGGGCGACTACGAACAGCCTGTTCGTCGAAGGGTTGATGTTCCTAGGTTACCCGTACCTCGCGCAACTGTCGCAGCGGCCGGAGTACCGCGTGATCAGCGAGACGTGGGCGCAGGAAATGACCCGCAAGTGGATACGGCTCACGGCCACCAGCGGCGGGCAAGACAGCACCAAGCAGAAGGTCGACAAGATGACCGCCATCGAGGCAGAACTCAAGCGGCTCAAGGCGCAGGATGCGTTCAAACGCTGCGCGGAGTTGGACGGGTCCTTTGGGCGCGGCCACATCTACATCGAGTTGACAGACGTCGATAGCAAAGATCGCGACGAACTGAAGACCAGCATCGGCGAGGGCACCGGTGCCATCAGCAAGGCGAAGATCAAGCAGGGAAGTCTCAAGGGTCTGCGCGTGGTGGAACCGGTGTGGACGTATCCCAACGGATACAACGCCAATGATCCGCTGAAGTCCAACTTCTTCAAGCCCGACACGTGGTTCGTGATGGGCACTGAAATACACAGCACGCGCCTGCTGACGTTCATAGGCCGCCCGATGCCCGACCTGCTGAAGCCCGCGTACAGCTTCGGCGGCCTTTCGCTGTCGCAGATGGCGAAGCCCTACGTTGACAACTGGCTGCGCACGCGGCAGTCCGTGTCCGACGCGGTAAGCAACTTCAGCATCATGATGCTGATGACGGATATGTCATCCATGCTGCAGGAAGGGGCGATGACAGATCTCGTTACGCGAGCCGACTTCTTCAACACCACACGCAACAATCGCGGCTTGATGGTGGCAGACAAGAACACCGAGGATCTGAAGAACGTGTCCATGCCGTTGGGCGGGCTGCACGAATTGCAGTCTCAGTCGCAGGAGCAGATGTGCTCTGTGTCGCAGATACCTCTCGTCAAGTTCACAGGCATACAACCCGCCGGATTGAACGCCGACTCCGAGGGCATAATCAAGGTATTCTACGATAAGGTCAACGCGCAGCAGGTAGCGCTCTTCAACGACAATCTGTCCAAGCTCATCGCGATTATACAGCTCAGTCTGTTCGGGGAGGTAGACCCAGAGATCGGATTCGTGTGGGAACCGCTGGACACGCTGGACCCGTCCGCGGAAGCTACACGTCGCAAGACCGAAGCCGACACAGATGCTGTGTATCTGGATCACGGTGTTGTGATGCCTGCGGAGGTGCGCACCAAGCTCGCGGCGGATGACATGTCGCCATATGCTTCTCTTGATACTGATGCTGAGTTGCCTGATGTCAGCGAGCAGGAAGGCGGCGAGGTTGATGAGGAGACCGGCGCTCCGCTGATGGACGGACTGCTGAATACGGATGAACAGAAGTCACCGGCGATGTCTGCCGCAGGCGTGCTCTTCATCACGACGGAACAGCCGCCGCGCGTCCTGCTGCTCAAGCGCTCCGCCGACGACACTCGGCATCCTGGGTTCTGGGATATTCCTGGCGGCAAGACCGAGGATGGCGAGTTTGCTGTGCAGACAGCCGTTCGCGAGGCGGCAGAAGAGACTGGCGCTGACGTAGGCTCACAGCACTTGCGGCAGGTAGCCCACACACAGTGGAACGACGTGGATTACACCACGTTCTCCGCGCAGGTAGACAAGCCGTTCATCCCGGTGCTTGATAGCGAGCATGAGACTTACACATGGGCGAGCGTGCCCACGCTGCCGTCACCTATTATCCTACCGCTCGAAGAACTGCTGCACAACGTACTGGAGGCCTAGTTATGAAGAAGCTGCTTGAACGTTCGTTGTATGCAGCACTTGTTGTCGCCGTTCTCGCAGCTTCTGGGCTCCGTCTGGATTACGCACCTGCGCATGCGTACGACGTCTACCAAGGATTCGCGGGTAGCAAGGAGTTGCTCTCTCCGACCGTGGTGCTGGTTGACCACAGCGGTTCCGCAGTATCCGCAAGCAACCCGCTACCGGCGATCACCGAGTATGGCTCGGTAGAGTCCATCACGGACCACTACGGAACGCAGCAGTATCTCGCGCCGAACGGCGAGGTGGTTGCGGTCCCTCTGTACAAGCTGGTCGGCGATACGTTCTTTGACTCTGTGCTGGACACGGGGCGATGGGCTGCATCCGTCGGAACTGGCGGGTCAGCGGTTGTCTCTGCGGGGCAGTTGAGCTTGTCCACAGGCACGACTGCAAATAATGCAACGTCGTTAGTATCTATACACACAGCACGATTTTCTGGACTTGCCCCCAACAAAATACGTACAGTAGTTCAGCTCGCAGATGCTGGAACTGCGAACAACGTTCGTGAGTGGGGCGTTGCAACGGCATCCGCTGGAGCAGTAGTTGACGGCGCATTCTTTCGTCAAAATGGAACGACTCTTCAACTTGTCACCAGAAAGAGTTCGGTTGAGACTGTTATAGCATCGAGCGGTGCGTTCAATGGGCAGCACGGCGCGACGTTTTCACTGGGAACAAGTTCTCACTTCTTCGAGGTCATCTATCAGCCAAGACAAGTCATATGGATGGCCGACAACAAGATCGTTCACACGCACAGTGCATCTGCTACATCGTGGACCGGCAATCTTCATCTGAAGATATGGCTTGCGAACTACAACACGAACGGGCTGACGACCAATGTCACCATGCAGGTTCGTCTGTCTACAATCGCCAGATTTGGGGTGGCCGACACTCAAGTTGATGGATATTTCCAACAAGGACTCACCGCTGGCGTCATTCTGAAGTATGGTCCTGGAACTTTACGCAGTTTGATACTCAGCGGCGTAACAAATAATGCCGTCGTGACTCTATACGACGGAACTTCGACGGCTGGAACAGTCATGTTCTCCAGCGGAACGATGGGCGCGCAGACTGCGCCGTTTGCGTTGAATGCCAGCGATGAGGCGTTCAACGACGGGCTATTCCTTACGGTGACCGGAGCAGCCGCGAATGCGTGGGTGCATTTTGAGTAGGCTGGCGTATGCTCGCGTGACCATCAGCCTGCCTTGGTGGTGGAAGATCTACGCACTTGCCTGCTGTCTGCGCTGCAGGATCATGGGCACGGAGCCCGACACTGACGCCATCGCTGAAAAAATAACAAGGCACGTTCGCTGCGACGTGAAGATGGTGAGCGAATGACCCGCGAAGCTACGTTGCGCAGCACCCTGCCTGCCCCGTCGTCAAAGACCAAGACACTATCGCCGGTACACCCGAACGCAGGACTTGAGGCGGAGTACCGGCGCAGACTTGAAGCCTTGATCGATGCGATGCACAAGAGCCTTCGTTACTGGGTGCTCGCAGCATACCGAGGAGACCTGCCGGACACGGTCGAACTGCTGGCGATGGACGACTCCTCGTCGGTCAAACTCGCTGCAGTGATGCAGCGACTGTCGCGCCACTGGCTGCGCAAGTTCAAGGAAGCCGGTAAGCAACTCGGCAAGCACTACGCGCAGAAGGCGACGGACAGGGCGGACAACTCGCTGGAGCAGATCCTGAAGAACGGCGGTCTTGCCATCAAGTTCAAGATGACGCCAGCCGTGAACGACGTTGTGCAGGCCACGACGAAGAGCAACGTGGCGTTGATCACGAACCTCGCGCAGAAGCATCTGAACGAGGTTGAAGGATTGGTCATGCGCAGTGTGCAGCAGGGTCGTGATGTCGGTGGTCTTGCCAAGGATTTGGAAGAACGTTACAAGATGACCCGCAAGCGCGCGGCGCTGGTGGCGCGTGACCAGAACAACAAGGCCACAGCGGCCATCGTGCGCACGCGGCAGGCTGAGCTGGGCATTGAACAGGCCAAGTGGTTGCACAGCCACGCAGGTAAGAAGCCGAGGCCGTCGCACGTTGCAATGAACGGCAAAGTGTACGACGTCAAGGAAGGCATGTGGGACCCAGACGCTAATGGTAAAGGGAAGGGTGATTATGTATTCCCAGGACAGTTAATAAACTGCAGATGCGTGAGCAGGTCAATAATCCCCGCACTTGGAGTGCGGTAACTCAAGGAGAAAGACGATGGAGCAAGTAAACGAGCATGAGACTGTTGAGCAACCCGTCGCAGACGCACCCGTCGCAGACGCACCCGTCGCAGACGCACCCGTCGCAGACGCACCCGTCGCAGACGCACCCGTCG